AGATAAAGGTATAAAGATATGATAAGGCGTGCAGGTATAAATGATTTTGATAGAATAATGGAGTTGATGATCAACTTTGCTAACAGCTCACCAATGAAGCAACATCATAATCCACAGTATAAAGATCAATATGTGAGAAATTTATTGTGTAGTATTATTAAGAATGGTGTTATCATTGTAGGTGAACAAGATGGAGAAATACAAGGTATGCTTATAGCATCAATAAACAATGATCCATGGCTACCAGAGATTAAAATACTTAGAGAAATGGCGTGGTGGGTAGAGCCTTGTGCTAGAGAATCAACGCTAGGATATAAATTATTAAAGAAATACATAGAATATGGAGAGAAACTTAAACACGCAGGTGTTATAGATCAATTTATGCTTACACTAATGGAAATATCACCAGACTTTGACCTAGAAAAAAGAGGTTGGAGTAAAGTAGAACGCAATTACATGTTTGAGGGAGTAAACTAATGGCAGTTTTTAGTGCAATAGGTGCAGCAATAGCAAGTGCTATTGGTTTAACAGGAACTTTTGTAACAGCAGGCGCCTTTGCTGGCTTGAGTTTGGCTGGTACAATTGTAGCAGGTGTTATAGCAGGTGGTTTAGGTATAGCCACATCTAAGGTTTTAGGTTTAAATAAAGCACCAGGCATACAACAAAGCAAAGATCCAGGGGTAAAAGTTCAGTTACCTCCAGCAACAGACAACAGAATACCAGTGTTTTATGGTAGAGTAAATACAGGTGCAATTGCAGTTGACGCAGAGATCAAAAACCGTAACAACACAATGGTATATGTGTTTGTTATTGGTGAAAAAACAGATTCAGGTACATACAGTGTAAGTAAAATATACAGAGGTGATAGCACACTTAATTTTACTGGCACAAGTTCAAGTGTAAGCAGTATCACAGATCCAAACGCAACATCAAGCACAAATGTAAACGGCAAGATGCGTTGTAGAGTATACGCAGGTAATGCACAAAGCAGTGTAAACCAAATATTCCCAGCTGCTGGAACAAAAGTAGCCGCACAAACACTTACTAGTAAAATAAATGCCACCACAAACTATGAAGACTTAGTGTATGCAATATTTGAAGTAGATTTTGACAGAGAAAACGGTCTCACAGACAGTGGACAACTTACATTTGATATCACAAACAGTTTAAGTGAACCTAGCAATGTTTTATTAGATTATTGCTTGAATTCACGCTATGGCGCAGGACTAAGCAGTGATGATTTAGACACAACAAGTTTTAATGACATGTATGATTACAGCACAGAGCAAGTAGCATACACCACTAACCTAGGTTTAGGTGATACACATGATAGATGGAAAATCAATGGTATGTTATCAACTTATATACCAGTCAAAGACAACATTGATCAGATATGTCAAAGTGCAGCCACATTCTTTACATACAATCCAAAAGTAGGTAAATTTGCAGTTATACCAAACAGAGAGGCTACCACAGCAGAAAAGAGTGCAGCCTTTGAGTTTGATGATGACAATATTATTAGTGGTATAAGCACATCTGAAACAGAGTTGTACAGTATGTATAACCAAATAGAAGCTGAATACCCAGAAGTAGACAGAAAAGATCAAACAACTATTGCAGTTATTGATACTCCTAGTGGTGATAGAAATACCAATGAGCCAGACAATCCTCTACAAGTAAGATACAATCTTATAAATGACAAGCCTAGAACACACAACCTAGCAAACATTGATCTTAAGCAGAGTAGAACAAGCAAAGTTTTAGAATTTGATGCTACATATGAAGCATTACAAGTTGATGTTGGTGATGTAGTTAAAGTTACCAATAGCAAATATGGTTTTAATGAAAAACTATTTAGAATGATGCGGAGTGTAGAAAAAGAATCAGAAACAGGCATGCTAAGTGTAAACAGTTTATTACTTGAATATGATGATGATGTTTACACACATGCAAATGTACAAACATTAAGTGCTGTACAACTAAGTGGTATTCCAGGATGGTACACAGGTATATGGGGCAACATTGATTATGCTAACATAGCAAATATTGTAGGAAATATTACTATTGTAGATGATCCAACAGGTGGTAATGCAAACATCATTGATCCACCAACAGGTAATGTTGTAGGTAATGTAGGATTAGGTAACACAAACATTGTGTATCCTCCTTTCACACCTCCAGGAATGCCTGTTATTAATGTGCCAATCACAATACCTGATATACCAGACATTAAAACAATATGTATGAACTTGGCTAACATGAATGTTGCAGGAATTAGTTTACCAGGACATTTCTGTCATGATCATTTACCAGCAAACAATGCACAATCATTTACACCAGGAGAAACGGTCACAGTGCCTATAACACTGCCACCTCCTCCTGTGATAGATCCAACTATACCTACATTGCCAATTGAAAATATATATGAATTTGATATGAATATGCATTTTGGTGGTGAGGGTGGTTTCCAAACAATACCAATGAACATACCTAGCATACCTGTAAATTACAGAGGTGGTGCAAGTAGAAACACAACTGGACCAGTACAAGCAGGATTGCAGGAAGAGCAAACACAATCAAATACAAATGTAGCAAACGCAGCGTCAACATCTAACATTGATGTGTTTAACTTTGATCCTAATGCACTGATTGCCTCAAATGTTGTTGTAGAACTAGGCGGCATAGATGAAGGTGAATTTAGTAGTGTAAACTCTCTGTTATCAGCTGGTACTTTCTTTGTTGATGACATATACACTCAAGCATACAGATCAAGAAGAGACATTGCATACAAAGAAATAGACATTAATCCTGTCACAGGTAAACACACCGCAAATGCAAACGCTGACATTATAGAAACAGTGAGTTCAGGTGGTCAGCAAATAGGAAGTTTAGGTTCAGTACCTCCTGCACTTGTAGAGAATTTTGAATATTCAATTGATAGAGCAAGAGGTAGTTATTTTGCTGGATTGGACGGTAGGCCAACACAGAGTGCTACCAAAGTATATCTAGCAAACACAATGACAATTAGTCATTTTGCTAACAGTGATTTAATCAGTGACCCTGCTAATGGTTCTCCAAGACAAATGAGGGTTACAAATGCAGATAAGCGTATTGGTAAAGGTGATGATTACTTGCCTATTATACCAATTGGAAGTATAGGATTATAGATATGAGTAGATATGTATTTTATGATAACACAACAGGTGATATCAAATTTGTTAAAAAGTTCAATGAGCGTCAAGCAATGATGAACTGTAATGCAAATACAAATATGAGTTGTATAACAGAAAGTGAATTAGGTTATGTGTTAGATCACCTCACTGTTAAAATTAACTTAGATAGCATGACACTTGAAGACATTCCCACAGTCACAGTTGACCCAATGATAGAATTAAAAAGATACAGAAGTATGAAGTTACAAGCATGTGATTGGACAGTGGGTGCAGACTCACCACTAAGTGATGCAAAAAAAGCAGAGTGGCAAACATACAGACAAGCATTAAGAGATGTGCCTGCAAATCAACCAGGTGCAAGTATAAGATCAGTAACTTGGCCTACAAAGCCATCTTAAGGAGACAGCATGCCATTAGGTAGTAATAAAATATCAGTAAACAAAAACAAATTCAATGCTGGCACTGGAGTAAGTGTAATTGATGTAACTGTTGCTCAGGTATTCAGCGGTAATACTAATGCTGATCCTAGTTCACTGAGTGCTACAGATTGGGATCCTTTTTCACCTGATGCAGACACTATTACATATAATATTTCTACTAATGTACCAAATGTAACAATGAGATATATTATTGATGGCACTAATATGCAAACTAGTGACTTCACAGACAATACACTTGCAAGTAATATTACACTTGACAGCAACGGCAATGCAACAGTTACAAAAACAATCACAAGTACCACTGGCGGTGGTCACAAAGAATTTAATTTAAAAATAACAAGACCTCAAAATGAGAATAGTGTATTTGCTCAAACAGCAAATGTTAATTTATATGAAATGATCCCATGGGATATATCAGGTGGTGACACAATAGAAACCTCAGACTATATATACCCAGTTACAGCTGATCACAGCACCCCAGCAGTAGGTGGTTCTAGATTACATTATTTTACTACACCAGGTAACGCTACACTAACTGTAAACAATTATGGTAATCTAGACGGCAATGTAGATCTATGGACTAGAATGTATCACACACAAGATTATTCAAATCCACCAACTCCAATTACTAACTATTCTTCTGCATTCTGGCGTGATGATGACGGCCCACAATCACCAGTTCTTCAAAACTGGGATAGAATAATATCACTGGTTATTGGCGGTGGTGGTGCTGAAAATGTTGGCGGTGGCGGTGCTGGTGAATTTGGTCTGTTACATTATCCTAGAGCAAATGTTGGCGCAGGCACATACACTGTTACAGTAGGTGGAGGTGGTGCCAACAGCACAATATTTGCAGGAAATGCATCTCTAAGTAGAACAGCTTGGGGTGGTGGTGATGGTGGCGTTTCCGCCGGTAACGGACAAGATGGTGGCTCAGGTGGCGGCAAGTCAATAAACGGTGGTAGTTCTGTAGGATCAGCAAAGATTAAAGTTAACGGTCAAACAGATTTAGCAACTGAAGCAAACATGGATACATTCTTTAGATATGAGCCTCCAACAAAATTCAAAGAGTTTGTTATCTATGCTAATGGACATAGCGGTTCAAACAGTGGAGGTGGTAGTGGTGCTGGAAATAAAGGTGGAACTTCAACTAGTGGCAACTACAATGCTTATGGTAACTCCTCAAGTGAAGAAGGATCTGGCAACGCAGGTAGAGGTTTAGAGATGAAACGCAGTTCAAGATCACCTAGTGTAAGCAATCCAGTCTTTGGACAGGCTGCACAAAATACATTTAACTATTCACCAGTATACAACGGCGGCACAACATTATTAGCAGTGGCTGGTGGTAGCGGTGGCTCATACGCTACTGATGGTAATGGACATGATGGATATGGTGGCGGCACATCACAACCCGGTGTAGTAACTGTATTATATCCATATATACCAGAATTTAGGTTTGTTACACAAGAAAATTTAACATAAGGTATAAATACTAACATATAAACAATCCTTACACCTTAGTGTACTGATTTAACCTTTAGGAGTATCAAAAAAATGTCATCTAGACTATTAGATTTTTCACAATACATAGGCGGATCTGACAATGTTCAGGTCATCAATTTATTTCCACGCAGTCAAAAAACATTCACATATGATTTTGGTGGTGATGTATCTCTTTATACATTCACAGCAGACCAACAAAGTTTAGTCTTAGATAATATTGCATATGATAGAGCAACAGGCTTGCCTAACTTTGCAGATACACAAATTACAGGTTATATGAACACTGTGACAAGTATTGATCCAGCAACATACATTAATGAAACTCAAGCAGCAACTGGCGTAATAAACTTTACTATACCATCAGATAGATACACAGGACCATTGCTACCAAATGCAAGAAAAAATCCTGTAATGACAGTAATTAGTTTTGAATGGGCATCAAACTCAGTTCCTCCAGTAAAAGATTCACATAGATGGGCAGTAATAGAAGCATGGGAGCCAGGCGTAACTGTTGGTGATCCTATTGTTAGTGTTAACTATATTCCAATTGGTGTAGGTGCTATCAGTACATTTACTTCAAATGAAAGCACAGACGCATCAAGAACAGAAGGTGTATACACTGTTACAGGTTTACCAGTAGCTGGATCAGATGGTACAGGACACAGTTTCTTAGTAACTGTGAATGCATCAGGTGTTACCTCAGTAGATATACTAGCTAGAGGTACAAGTTTCCAAACTGGTGATACTATCAAAATACTTGACAATGACTTAGGCGCTGGTGGCGGAGCAGATATAACTGTAACTGTTAGTGCTGTAGCATAAGGAGAACAACATGGCTAATATAACTGTAAGTGCAAACACAACAGTAGTAAATGTTGATTCTACCACAAACAATGTTTCAGTATCAAGTACACTAAGCAACATTGTAGTAGGTGAAGCAAGATTTGTTGCTAATTCAACTATCAGAGAAGCATTAAGTGTCACAGACACTGGTGGAGATGGTAGTTTATCATATTCAAATGTAAGTGGCGTATTCACATACACTGGCCCAAGTGCCGCAGAATCTAGAGCACACATAAGTCTCACAGATACAGGCGGTGATGGAAGTGCTTCATATAATAATTCAACTGGTGTAATAACTTACACTGGACCAAGTGCCGCAGAAGTAAGAGCACATTTAAGTGCAACATTACCTATAACATACAACAGTACTACAGGTGATATTGGATTTGATGCAAATTTAGATGACTTAACTCTTAAAAAATATCAAGAAACAGTATTTGCTGATGGAACACTATCAGGTAATATTAGTGTAAACATCACTAACGGAACTGTTCACCAAGTAGATTTAGGTGGTGATATCACAGGTATCACACTAACAAATATCAGCAGTGGTGGTAGTGCTACTATATTCTTTACACAGGATGCTATAGGTGGTGCTATATTAGATACCACAACACATGCAAGTAACTGGACAGATTGGAAGTTCACAAACGGCTTTACTGATTTTAGCACAGGTGCAAATGAGTGGAATGCACTAAATGTATTTTATGATGGCACAAATCATTATGCTACACTGATCACAGAAACAGGTGCAAGTATTCAAAACAGTGACTTAGCAAACAGTAATATTACAGTAAATGGCACAACAATAGAATTAGGCAGCAGTGGTGTTATCACAGACTTTACCAGCAATGTTTTAATTGATGCAAACGCAANNCAATGAGCCTACGCGGTGGTGAGGCTATATTCTTAAATAATGAAACTGAATTCTTAAAAATACAAAGTAATATTCCAGACGGAATTACGCCATACATTAGAAGTTATGCAGGTTTTACCGGCAGTGGTAATGCTAATATATACATTGATCCACTTGGATCTCAAACCACTGATGGTGGATTTAGAGTTTTAAACAATTCAAATACTACTATATTTCATGTAAACACTAGTGGTAAAGCCACAGCAGAAGGTAACATAGAAACAAACAGTCACTTGATTACTAATCATATTACACCATTAAGTAATGGTAATGTTGAAGTAGCAGGTAATTTAAATGTTCAAGGTAACTTGAACTATGTTAATGTAGAAGACTTGCTAGTTAATGATCAAAGTATCACAATGAACTACGGTAATGTTGCACAAGATGCAATGATCATAGTTGACAGAGTAGGATCAGGTGCAGGAAGCAATGTTGAACTTAAATGGAATGAAACCACAGACAAGTGGACAT